CTGATTATAACAAGAGTATCGCAATGCCGAACACCGAAAAAAACAGGGCAATTGCAAGAGTTATAAACAAATATCTGTCATTCTAAAAGCGTTGCGGTTTGTTGCGAGATTTAGCAACCGACTAGCCCACGTTACGGGCTACTTTCAAAACTAAATTCAAATCACATTAATCACTCACATTCTAATCATTTACTACTATGAATACCCCAAATTTTCACGTTATCAAAGTTTATTATTTAGGCGCAACAAATAGCAGACCTTCAAGAGTAAAGCTAGTTTCTGAACGCTTTAAAGTCAGCAAAACAATAGAATATGACCACCAATTTAACGGAACGTGTGATATAGCCCTCAATTGGCTATCAAAGAACGGTTTTAACATAATCGGTAAAGCTGAGGGCAAAGACTGCTATTACATCATTTCGGACACTTTTAACTCAATTATTGCAAACTCTTAATTTACTACTATGACAACGGAAATATTAAAACAACTAGCATTCATGCAGTACAACGGAGAAGATTTTTTTATCTGTGACGATATTGCATACATAGGTAACGAACAGGAAGCGAACGAAGCTTTTAATGAGTCGGACGACTTGACATTTGAAGAGTGGGTAAATCTAAACTACGAACAGGTAGATGCCTTTGACAATGACGATTATTTGGTTTTAGATGATGGTGAAGCGGACGAGGCTTGGGATGAATACCTAGATAACTATATTGAAGAGTGTATCCTGCGCGAACTGCCTAAGCAATACCGAAACTATTTTGATAATGACAGATGGAAGGAAGACGCTAGGCAAGACGGTCGCGGGAATTGCTTGTCTGGTTATAATGGCAACGAATACAAGGAAACAGTAAATGACGAGGACGGAGACCTACACACATTTTACATTTATCGTCAAAACTAATGTCTCGCAACTTCCTAACCGATTTTATAGGCTTCGTGCTTTGCCTCGCATCCACATTTACAGCCCTTTACTTCATTGCTCTATTCATTCAATCACAAAACTAAAATGACAAACAAGGAAAGAGAAAAGACATATCAGTTTGCAAAACTATGTATGTCATTGACAAAACAAGGGTTCAGGTTTACAAGGCAAAAAGGGGTAAAACATGCACTCACATTTGACAGAATTTCAGCAAAAAGATTGCTCCATCCTGACACAAAAACACCGTTTGTGAAAGGTTTTTTGAGAATTGCAGGGGACAATAAAAAAGAATGTTACCAGTTTGAACAATGGGCTGGCAGGTAATTTAGACAAAACTAATCATGCAAAAACCTTTCAAATACTCGATAATCTGTAATAAGACAAACGAAATTACAGAAACCAATATAGCTCCACTATCGCACCACCTTGAAACATGGGAGAAAATAGACCAAAACACTAGGGTAAAAGTTCAGACCAAAACTTGCTACATAGACACAAGGTACGAGGCAAGATTAAGGCTTTACAACTACCTAGAATTTACTAAAAAAGGCAAAGAAATTCCTAGATACAAACCATTCTCAGGCACTGAAATAGGCAAAAGTATTCCAATTCTTAACTTTTAAATAATCAACCATGAAAAAAGTAATCCTTTCAATCGCACTATTTTACAGCCTTTCAACCGTTTCTAAGGCACAAACAAAGGTTTTTGTTGACGAATCAGGAAACTATGTCGCAATGGCAAAAGCCGTCAACGATACAAGCAAAACTACCTACACAGAAACGGGTAAGTTTTTTATCGAAAAATCAGGTTCAAAAGTGCCTGTTTATGTTTCGAGCAAAGGCAAGGAATTTGTTTTTGTTGTCTCGAAAAAGGGGAACAAGTATCGTAAGTATCTAACCGTTTTAAAGTAAAAGCAAAACTATCATGAAAAAGCCAAAAATAGTAAGCATTTTTATATCGGTAGGCGAGGATGCTAAATGGCATTTATGCCAAAAACTTACAAAAAGGGAGCGGTACGACTTGGAGAAATGGGTTAATGAATTGGAAAATCACAACTGTTCTTTTATCCATTACCACGCAAAAAGCCTTTACTTGAAACTTCTTGAAATGTCTAAATGATTAACGCAAAACTATTTTAATTATGTGTACTCAAACTAAAATCCAATCCCTCAACAATGCGCTTAGGCACTATTGTTTCCATGAAAGATACGTTATTGTTACAAGCAACGACAACGATAGGCGCAAGGCTGACAAGTTCGCAATAGGCGAAAAAATGTTAGGCGTAACCGATCAAAACTGGACTCGATCCATAACGCAATATATGAACTATGAGGAAATGAACGCCTTCCTTCGTGGTTATGATTTGGCTAAAACTTTACCACTAGAAAAATCATTCGTTTAGACAAAACTATTTTATGAAAACACTGGAATCGCTTACATATGAAAATCAAGCATTATCTGTTTTGGTTGATGAAATAGAAGACGGCAAAGCAAGGGTCGATTATTTTATTAACGGTCTTGAAATAACAGATTTTGGCACAATAAAGCCTGTTTATCAAATGCTATTCACTGTGATAGCGGACGATGTTTGTTCAAAACTAAAACTTCAAAAATATTCTTACTAATATGGAAAATCAATTCTCATTACGCAAAATTCCGACTGAATACGAAGACAGGTTTAGGTTTTCAATCGAAAACGACAAAACTAATTTGTCACTGGAAACAATTGGGTGCTACAAAGAAAACGATGTTAGGTTTTTTGAGATAGAAGGCATTATTGAAACGCTAAACAAGAACCACGATAGCTTTGCTAAAGACACGACAAAACTACTTTCTGAAACAGTGCAAAAGATGTGCAACACATTACAACACATTGTTGAAAACGAACAAATCAGTGACAATGTACACCAATGGATAAATAACGATTTAGACTATGTACAGGTGAACTTCTTTCGTACACTTCCTGATGGTGACTATCAACACGAAGTGCGCACAGAGACAGGAATTTCGGCATTAGATGCTATCAATCTTCTTTCGGTACGTATCGAAAACACAATCAACTCAATCATTTAAGCAAAACTAATTATGATTAATTTACCACCAATACCAAGAGAGGGCGACTGTATCGTTTTCTCACACTTTGCGCCAATGGAATTTATTAGCCTCTCATATTCTGTTAACCCAGACGGGATCATGGGTAAGGCGCACTTCTCCGAAAACGCTTTCATGCTATACTCCATAAACAAGAATCATTCTTGCTGGATATTAAAAGAAGGTGGCGTATTCGAGAATATTCAGCTTTTTGATAATGAAGATGATGGGTATCTAAGGCTGTTACCTTGCAACAATCACAATACAAGACTAATAAACAGTCTAGGAAAAGAAAAATACGAATACAAATCCCCTAGTGAAATTATTCCTATTCTTTCACAAATACAGTTCCTGAACGTAGGTAAATTTACTAAATAGGCAAAACTAATTATAAAATAATGGCAAAAGGATATAAAGCAGATGGAACTCCAGTAAGTATTGGCAATAAACGTGCAAAATTGCCCGATGGTGAGGCTAAAAAACAAAAGTCTGTATCAGTTCTACCCAAACATTTAAAGCACTTTGGGGCAAGATTTAACAGTGTTGTGTTTGCCTTAGTTGACGAACTCTATAACAAAGAAATAGCGGAAATTCATCCACAAAACTAATTAAAACAATAATAATACTAAGCAATTATTCACTTAGTATTATTATTATTGTAAATCAGTAGTTTATGAATAGAAAATAACGTAGAATAATAGCAAAAGTATGTTATTTACTGTCAAAATCATTAACCTATTCTTAACTTATTGTATATCAATTTTGCCACCAGGCTCATTTGCCATCATAAGAAATGTAAATAGCCATAAGCCAACCGTCTCTATCTGCATTATCATCTTGTCGTTCTTTCCAAATGTCAAATCTTTTAGCACAATACCTACTTTTAAAGAAATGAAAAACAGCACATAGGCGCAAGTTTAATGCGTTACCGTTTATTAAGCCATGTACTGTCGATAAATCTATCATAGCCATTTAGTTTCACCATGAAACCAGACTCACATTTACCAATAGCCTCTTTTATTTCATCGATTACCCAATCTTTTCTGTCTAGTTCATAACCCCATCCTTCGGTATAAACTACGTCACCTTTTTTTAGGTCACAAATTACTCTTACATGCTTTTTAAATTGTACTTCCATAGTTGTTTCAAATTTTACTGATTTAGAAAAAAACAATCGCATAACACTATATTCTCGCATTTGTGGGCTATTTGGTTGGGTTACATTTCACACTTCATTCACGTCCTTACGGTTGACACCTTCGTGGCATTCCAGCCCACAAATGCGAGAATATTTAGCGTTATGAATTAGACAGAAAAGATTGGGTAATCGATGAAATAAAAGAGGCTATTGGTAAATGTGAGTCTGGTTTCATGGTGAAACTAAATGGCTATGATAGATTTATTGACAGTACATGGCTTAATAAACGGTAACGCATTAAACTTGCGCCTAACGGTAAATATTTAAGTAACAGGTGCATGAACGAAGCCGAAAGTATCCACCGCTAGAAACTGAACAGAGGCGAATAAACTAGCCAAACCATGAAGCCCGAAAATGAGTAAATACTGTGTTATGCACATGTGCTTTTTTGTTCACTATTAAATAACCGAATATGAAACAATACATAAAACAGAACTTTATCCCAATCATTATAGGCATAAACATTGGGATGATTGCAGTTACAATAGTTAGAAGTATCGAAGACACAATTATCAAAATAGCATTAATTAAGTATAAGTAAAATGTCAAAATTAAACTTGAAAGATGTAAAAATTGAAATGCCAAAATACTTTAATGGCAAGCCATGCGATGTAGATATTGTGGAATGGTTAGAATATAGATTTGGAGCAAGAAATGATATAAGAATAGCTAATCCACTTTACAATGTAGAACTAAGCGATTGTGTTATTTCTGTCGGTGAAGCCAAAATTGATGATAATCCTTTTGTCTTTTAGCATTGTGCATAACGAATGTGTATACGCAACTTCCAACACACATACTGTATTACAGATAGTTACTGCACAAACAATAATAATAATACTAAGTTAATAATTGCTTAGTATTATTATTGTTTTAATTAGTTTTGTGGATGAATTTTCTCTATTTCTTTGTTATAGAGTTCGTCAACTAAGGCAAACACAACACTGTTAAATCTTGCCCCAAAGTGCTTTAAATGTTTTGGCAATACTGATACAGACTTTTGTTTTTTAGCCTCACCATCGGGCAATTTTGCACGTTTATTGCCAATACTTACTGGAGTTCCATCTGCTTTATATCCTTTTGCCATTATTTTGAAATTAGTTTTGCGCTTAAATGAACTTTGGGTGTACCATCGCAATTTTGTCCTTTCCTTCCATTTGTAAAATAACCTGAAACGGTCTTTCATACTTTGAGTGAACTACTTTTGCCTGATATGGCAATTCAGGGTATTTGGGTGCATTTTGGACGTAAAAAGCACCGTTTTGTTTCGAGTAATTGAGTTCTAGGTTAATCATAAATATGGTTGTTTTTATAAATAGTTTTGTCTAAATTATTTTCAGTAGGAATATTTTTGGAGTTTTAGTTTTGAGCAAACATCATCAGCTATCACGGTGAACAGCATTTGATAGACTGGCTTTATCGTGCTAAAATCTGTTATTTCAAGTCCGTTTATGAAATAATCGACCCTTGCTTTGCCGTCTTCTATTTCGTCAACCAAGACGGTAAGGTTTTTATTTTCGTAGGTGAGTGATTCTAATGTTTTCATAATAGGAATTAGTTTTGTTTAGTGGCAATAAAAGGACTCGAACCTTTGCCCATTATTATTTTTGGGCTTCCAAATATTGCCTAGGTTGATTTATAGGAAATAGTTTTTGTCTATGTAGTAATTGCCCTCTAAACCATCAAACTCAGACATAAGCACCTGTTTTGTTTTTATCTTGCTTTCCAGTCTTTTCGGCAAACAGTTTTTAGGCATTGAAACAAACGGTACGTGAATGCTAGGTTTTTCGAGTTTGCGCCCAAAATATTCAGTCGTAACGGCAAACAGAAACAACTCATTTTGGTTTTTGGGGTCAATACCAATCAAATAGTTTTTGTTTTGTTCCAATGCTTTTAAAAACTTCTTTGCTTTTTTGGTAATAACCTCGATGTTTTGAATGTCCTGTTTGTTTAGCCCTTGCAATGTGGTTGCACAATCCGAACCAACCATAAACTGTTTCCCGCCTTCGTTTTCAACCGTTACGATAGTGCTGATAGGCTTGTTGCAATTTTCGCAGCACCAGCCACCACCTTCTAATATTGGGCTGTATATTGATGAAACAAATTTGTATTTTGTGTCATGTGCTAGATTCCTTTGAGTAGCCATAAAAGTACTATTTAGAAACGGTTAGATATTTGCGGTACTTATTGCCATTTTTGGAAACCACAAATACAAATTCCTTTCCTTTGTCCGAAACACACACAGGCAATTTTGCGCCTGACTTGTCAATAAAGAATTTGCCCTTGAACAAACCGCAACGCTTTTAACGATTGAATCGAACATCTTCATTAACCCACGAAAACGAGCATAGGTGTGAGGTGCTTACTCCAATCATGCCATAATGAATAACTTTTACAAACTCTTTGTGATTGTCAAGTATGTAATCGTTGCTTTTTGATTCTGAAAAATCCTTTATACATTCGACCACAACCAAAGATTTCTTTGGATAGCCAGCTTCTGATGAAGCTCTTTCGCCAATTTTAAGGCCTAATAGCTGGAATGCTGTTTTTTCTAGTGTCGTTTTCATCTTTGCGAGATTTAAAATTTTTACTGATTCGTGTTATCTGATAGCAAAGGTAATACTTAATTATGATTAAGCAACAATAAAAAGAAAATATTTTTTTTAGATAATTAGCCTTTAGAAAATCAGTTAGTTACAAAATATTTAAAATTTAATTTGCTTAATTGAAATACATTCTTTTACTTTGTGACATGATTCTTACGATTGACAGAGATATATATAAAAGCCAGCAAGAGATAGCCGATATGTACAACGTTAGTGTGTCAGCTATTAATCAGGCAATAAAAGCAGCAAGCAAAAAAGGTAGGGCTGTGACTTACACAAAACTACCAGCAAAAATGCTTTATGACATTAGAACGTTGCCAATTATAGGGGGAAAAAATGAAACCGCTGTGATAGTGTGCAACTAACAGATTGAGCGCAATAGTAAGTGTATTTATATCCAAGAAATCAAAAGTTTTGGGGAGTCATACAAGTGATGTGTGAATGTAAAGAGGGTATCGTACTATCTTGTAGATAGGCAAATAGAACCAATCGGCACTCTCCCCAATTAAATTAAAGAAATGGTATTGTATTTGGAGTGTAGCTTGACAGGATGGAGGATGGCAAAAGGAAAGCAACATACCATATAGTTCTTGAAGATGTTTTCATGTCATTGATTCTTTGAAAATATTTAAAGAGCAAAACAGATAACTAATTGATTAGAGGCTAAAAGTAAGACCAAACAGCCCAAAAAGTGGATAGCCTAAAATAAAAAATAAAGCGTAACAAATAATAAAATGGAAAAAACGATAGGAGAAGTTGCAGAACACATGTTCAAAGAATTAGTTGAACAGATTGAAGAAAACGACATAAAAGAAGGAGTTAATGTTGATTGTGCTGTTGGGACTTGCAATATAAATGGAGTTGCTTTTCAGATTCAATTGTCACTTGTCTCTGATAAGAATTTATGGGTAAAAGAAGGAGAGCCAAGACTATCAGAATGCGTTCGTATTCACGAATAAAAAGCGTAAATTTGTCACATGGCAATCAACGGACAAGCGATAAAACAAGACTTCCTCATTTTGGCAAAACCAACAGTGCCAGAAATAGCGATTACCGACAAGACAGGTAACGACAATGGATGCTGTTTTATATTGCCAGCATTGGCAGAGTTAACCATAACATCCAATTTCAAAAACGATAAGCATTCTGTAATACGCTTCTTTGGGCAGTTGTTTGCGGCAGCAGCAATGACACTGCAAAAAAACGAAAATGGGGAATATATAGATATTGACGAGATGGACGGCAATACATATGGTACGTTTTACGAATTTGGTTTTTTTGTAAACAAATACAGTGAATCTGCAATCGGTTATTTGATTGATTGGCAAAAAGTTTTAACCGTTCAAGGCGAGGGGGATTATAGGGTTAAAATAACTGCAACTCCTGAATTTGGTGATGAATACGAAGACTATTCATTTGAATTTTGCCTGAAAAAGTACACAAGTGCAAGGGCCGACAAAACGGTTTGTATAAGTTGGAATAGAAATGGTCAATTTGGAGACGAAAAGCAAGACGAACGCAAGGTAGATTTTGGCACGCTAAATTGGTTTAATCAACTTCGTTTGCCTGATAGCTTCTTTGGGAGACCTGTCGAAGAACAAGAAAAAACATACACCAAATATGAATCAGGAGCTGAAATTTGGACAGCAGATAAACGACTTGAAAAATATACGTTTTTGGGATATATGTACCCAGCTTTTTTACATAACTTTCTAAAGCGCAATATGTTATGTGGTGATAATATTTTAATAACCGATTACAACATTAAAAATCCAAATACGTTTTTTGACAAAAAGGTTGTATACGAATCAAATTACGAGCCGAAATGGAACGATGATGTAGATCGTGCCACAGTCGAACTATCATTCAAGCAAGAATACCAGAACCTAGTGAGGAAAAGAGATTAAACAACAAAAAATAACGAAATGAAAAAGCTATTATTAATTATTGGAATTGCATCATTGGCGTATTCATGCCAAAAGAAAGAAGAACAACCGCAACCAGCAAAAGTCGAAACAGTCGAGCAAAAACCACAGGTTCATCAAGCGATTGATACGACTGTCGGAATGGTAAAAGTAACGGTCTGGTCAAACAGAAAGAATTACATTTACCGTAGAAGACATATATATCAGAAAGACCCTATTCGTATTCGTTGGCAGGAAGAGAGCGTAAAGGCCAATACAAAAGTTTTTTATGAGACGTACTATGACAAACAGGACGATGGACTAAACCACCTTGAATACGCTTTAATTGCTACCCATAGCCTTTCGTACATAAAAGGCGATAGCACACGGATAACAGCCGAATACGAGGGCAAGAAAACGACCAACCTAAGTTTGAGCGGTCAGACATTTGCGATCATTTATTTAGAAGACTTGAAATAGTATGGCTAAGCCGTTTGAAAAAGGTAATAACTATTGGTCGTTTAGAGATAAGCATGGGAGGGATTTTTCCTATACGCCACAATTGCTTTGGGATGAAGCTGTAAAATACTTTGAATGGATAAGCGTAAAGGTTTGGAATAAAAAAGAAGCTATCAAAAGTGGCGATATGGCTGGTAGTTTAATAGACGTTCCAACATCTACTCCAATGTCTATTGAATCATTTTGCTTATATGCTGATATTGACAGAGATACGTTTAAAAACTATGAATCAAATGAAGGTTCATACAAGGATTTTTTCGGAGTCACAACACGTATAAGAACCATAATCGAATCGCAACAATTCGAAGGCGCAACAGTTGGGGCTTACAACCCAAATATTATCGCTCGTAAGCTTGGATTGGCTGATAAAACAGATGTTACGAGCAATGGTAAAGATGTTGCAAATTTGCCACCTGTTATTAACGTCTACAATTCAGCCCCACCAATGGCATCCAGTGAAGATGAAATCGAATAATGAACACTACGCCTGTATTCTTAGCAAATCGCAATTCAAAGGCTAAAGTCGTTGTAAATCAAGGTGGTACATCGTCCTCAAAAACTTTTTCAATCGTTCAATTATTGTTTTTAAAAGCAATCGAGAAGCCTAAACAGGTAATAACGGTTACGGGGGAATCCCTCCCAAACTTACGTAAAGGCTCTTATAGGGACGCTGAATACATTTATAGTAATACCGATTTTATTAAAGCAAACGTAGTAGCTTGGAACAAAACGGATCGTGTGATTCTGTTTAAAAACGGTTCAATAATCGAGTTTATATCTAACCTAGACGAACAAAGCGCAAAGAACGGTAAACGTGATATTCTATTCGTAAATGAGGCGAACGGTATTAGTTGGGCTATATTTTGGCAGTTAGCTATCCGTACACGTGGGCAAATATTTCTTGACTATAACCCTACTACACACTTTTGGGCGCATGAAAAACTAATTGGAACTACACCAGAGTCAAACGATTTAAGTGCAACCGTTCAATTGATTATTAGTGACCATAGGCATAATACTTTTTTAACAGCCGAAGACCACGCTAAGATTGAGGGTATCAAGGACAAGGAACTATGGAACGTGTACGCAAGGGGGCGCACTGGCAATTTAACAGGTCTTATATTCCCAGAATGGCGAATGATACCAAACGACCAGTTCCCTAAAGATGCGCCATTTTGCGGCGGTCTTGACTTTGGTTATACAAACGACCCAACGGCTGGGGTGAAAAAGGTTAAGATAGGCAATAATCTATATCTTGATGAAATGTGTTATACTGCTGGACTTGCGCCAGTACAGATAGCGCAAATATTCAAGACAAATGGATTTATGACAAACAATATCATATTTTGTGACCACGACCCTGACATGATAAGGGATTTAAGAATGGCTGGCATGATGGCAGTAAGAGCTGAAAAGGGTCAAGGTTCTGTCAATTCGGGTATTACTAGGCTGAAACAGTATAATGTCTATTATACGGAGAGAAGCGTTAACTTGCATATGGAAAAAGGAAAATACATGTGGGCTAAAGACCCTGCCACTGGTAAATCATTGAATACGCCAATAGATGCGTTTAATCACTGTTTTGTTGGTAGTACATCTGTTATTACAATCGAAGGCGATAAGTCAATAGTTTATATAAAAGAAAACGATTTAGTATTTACGTCTCAAGGGTATAAAAAAGTAATAAAGAAATGGAATAACGGATATAAACAAGTAAATAAATACGTATTGCAATTAGATATTTTAAGTGTATATTTGTGTTGTACGAGTGAACATTTAATAAAAACAGAATCAGGATGGATTCAAATATCGAAATTACAATCGGGGATGACGGTTTGCCTCAACAGTCTTTTAATGGAAAGACATATAAGCTCTATCAAGGAGAGAGGTATTTTTCAAGGGGATGCAAAAGAATGCACGTTTCCGTTTGGGAGGTCTATAATGGCAAAATTGAAAAGGGCTTTCATGTTCATCATAAGGACAAAAACAGATGGAATAATAAAATTGAAAACCTCGCTCTCAAAGAGCGTGCCATTCATCAAAGAGAACACTTTCAAGAAAGAAGAAAAGAAAATCCAGAGTTTTTCGTCAATCTACAAAAGATTGGAGAGCAAAAAGCAAGAGAGTGGCATGGTTCAGAAGAAGGTCGTGAGTGGCATAAAGTACATGCTAAAAACAATACTGCATTTGTTCACACAAAGGATATTGAAAGACAATGTGAATGTTGTGGTGGGAAATATATGTCTTGTATTCTTCAACAAAAAACAGCTAGGTTTTGTTCCAATAAATGCAAATCAAAATGGAGAAGGAAACAAGGGGTTGATTCGATTGAAAGGCAATGCGCCAATTGTAGCAAGTTATTCAAAACAAGCAAGTTCTCAAAAGCCACACATTGTTCTATCAAATGTGCAAAAAATAACAAAAAGTAGCGGATGGATGGAAGAAGTATATGATTTAACAGTAGAAGATTGCCATGAGTACTTTGCAAATGGCGTATTGGTTCATAATTGCATGGATGCGGTTAGGTATAGTGAGAGCGCAATAGGGCAATCGTTTTAGGATTATTTTAGAAAATATGCCAACTTTCCGCACGTTAACTCTCGATTTTGTAGGACTAATTTAATATTGTTATATTTCAAACAAAAGATTTTATCTTTGCAAAAAGACACCGTGAATCTACAACTGCAAAAGGATAAGGTATTTGAGGCTAAGATTGGGCTGATACCTAGAATCAAGTCTGCCTTATGGGGTGCTGATTCATTGAACGTGCAACAACTGTTTGTTCAGGAGTTGATGGAGTCACAAATAAGCCAGAACACTTTCCAATTACTTACAGGGTCGCACTCATTCAATCGTAAGTCATTAGATTACTTAATCGAATATGGTTATACACAGAACCCTATTGTTTTTGGCATAATCAACTCAATACTTTTCAAGCAGGAAAACATTCAATACCTACCATACTGGAAAGGTAAACCGTATAAGTCAAAAACATTTGACCTAGATGCAAACAGGGCATTCTTCAACATTCTAACAACTGGAACGGTCGTATTTTGGGATAGAGAAACGGTAGGTTTTGGCAAGCAATTAGAAGTAATTGACA